GTGTTACAGGTGCTGTACTACCGTTGGCTGCCGCATACTTGTCCCAAGTATTACGGTCACCATAAAAGACTGATAAATCTAGATTTTGGCCCCATCCGCTAAGATATCCCATTGAAGAATACTGAAAAGCGGTCATAGAAGGCCACTGTTTAATTGAGCCGAACAAATCTCGTGGCTGATAGCCATAAACTGGATTATAGCTGTTGTACTGTGCAATCCAAATACCGTAGTTAGCAATCACGTCAGCAGGCCAAGAAAGTCCATTTTCAGCACTGAGTGACATGTAAATCCATGGTCTTACACCCGTTTGCTGGTAAACGTAATCTAACCAGCGCTTAGCATTCGCAACGCCGTTGGCATTTTGCACTTTGCTGTAGTTCGTATCTTCAAAATCAAGAACCAACACGGCTTTGCCGATATAAGGACGTGCCTGTTTTACAAAAGCTTCAGCTTGTGGGATTGGATCACCTGCATTTAAAAAGTGGTAAATTCCTAGTTTCTTACCGCTAGACAATGTTTGCTGCGCATTTGTTTGAAATTGTGGATTAACGTAGCCGGTACCCTCTGTGGCCTTAACAATAGCAAAATCTGCAGGTACACGACTGACATCAATACCGTAGTTGTTGCTTGACACGTCAATGCCATTCAATGCCGCGTTTACCTGCGATGGCAGGGCAAAAGAAATAGCCGCCAAGAAGGCGACTACCAAAGTAATTAGTTTAGTTTTAAATTTCATGGTGCCCTCCTTATTGCTGTGGAGCAACAGATGCCGGTGCCAGTTGAGCCTTAACTGCATCTGCGGCTGCTTGAGCTGCGGCAGCTACTTTGTCTTGATTAGATGCTTCCTGATCAACCGTCTTTTGCGGATAGGTTTCTGCTAGGTTGTCTTTCAGGTCCGCATAAGCTTTCTCAACTGCATTGGCAATCGTCTGCTCGTCTGTGTTGGTGAAACCAAGCGATTTTAAACCATCTTTCACAGCTTGAATGGCAGTCGATTTCTTGACCGCCCCGTCAATCGCCTGTGTCACACCGAGCTGTTCTGCCGCTGTTACCGCTGCGTTTGCCAACGGGCCTAATACCTTTACCAAGGTGAGTGCCTGTTTGTTAGCCAGCAATTGTTTTGAGATCCAAGCCCCAATGATCGGGACTGCCGCTACTGCAAGTGATACAACAAGATCTGTCCAATTATTCATGATTTTTTTCCTTCCTGAGACGCTCATTCTCACGTCTCAAACGGTCATTTTCTGCGCGTAATCTGTCATTCATATCCTCAAGCTCATCATGCCTGTTCTTCCGTTTGCCTTCTCTGTAGGTCAGATAAGCAATAAGCGTTGGAACGATGGTTGCAATATATGGAGTAGAATCGACAATGATTTTAGTTATCGCTGCTGTCACGGCTGTCACTCCTTCGTGCCAGAATCAGCACGAAGGCTGTTATGATCGCATTGCTGATCCAATTTGAGTAGATTCCAGTTGAGATCGAGGTCAGGAATTGCAGTATTGTCAAGAACGACATCAAAAAGCTGGTAGTCGTAAGTAACAGACGATTGGTTACCGCTAACTGTGTTTGCCATAGCACCCAACCCCCAATCCCGAGTCCATCAACGACAAACAAAAACCCCACAATGTCATCGTTTAACCAGTCAGAGTAATGTGGGGGCCAGATGAAATAATGGTCATTGATGATCAGAAACAAGCCAATGGCAACCATGCCAATGGCGAGTGCTGTATGTGTCGGATGATCTCTGATTTTATTTAGCATTTTCATCACTTCTTTTCATAAAAATAGCCGCTAAATTTTAACGGCTACATAGTTATACGTATGGTTGCTGCTGGCAACTTATTAAGACGTATTTGCTGATTGCTGAAACGTAAGCCCACTGCGACATAAGACCAACCCCAAATTTAAGAGCTGAAGAAAACGTTATGAGCTGATTATCTGAAGGGATAACGAATTGAGATGGGTCAAATCCAGCTGGCTGTATTGACCCAGATGTTGATCTAACAAAGATTGTAATTAATGCATCACAAGTGTCAGGATTATTGACTTTGATTAAGTTGCTTAGGTTTTCTGAACTATTTGCAACCACTTCAACAAAGTTATACGGGCTCAAGTCAAATCCGGATGACGATGTGTATCTGACTTGAATACCAGACATCGCAAACTTTTTACGGTTAATCTCAAATAGTAAACCATCCTGTGCTCTAAAAACAATGCTATTTCCATATCCAGATAAAGACGGACCTTTAAGATTAATAATTCCGCTACCGTTTATTCTGGTATATGCATCATTAATTAGAATGGTATATGTTTGCCCGTCAATAAACCCAACTATATTTGTTATTACAGTTGAAGAAGTGTTTTGAGTCATAAATATTTTCCCATAATTAATAGATGGACTATCACCTAATGTCAATTTCTGTAAATCATACCAGGTACCTAGTTTGGCGCCGCTCACTCCACTAACTGTAAGGCCGATATTACTGTGCGTGTCATCATTGCGTAGGTCAGCCTTGTTTTTAAGCAATATACCATTGATGTTGAGATTTCTAGAGAACAAAATTCGTATGGTACCTGATGGATTTAATTCAGTAAATGCAGAAATAGCCATGTTGTCAACGGGATAGGTGACGTACTTGCCATTGCCGGTATTTCCAACAGTATCTCCGACTATTAGGGAACTATTGCAACTATCGGCACTACACCCAACATATTGATTTCCATAACACGGCACTGCATCTTCTCCCGTTCCGAAGTAGTTACGCTTATATGTGCTGAATCCAACACCACAGCGAACTGCACGACAATTGATTACTTTGTTATCAAGTGCCGCCCCAACTTCGTCAGCGGCCAAAATATTATCGGTTATTGTCCCATATCCCCAGTATTGAAGACCGCTTGCTAAGCAATTCTCAAATGTTGTTCGAGATGCTTTACTTATGAAGCCGTGTATTCCATCGTGTGCCTCGCAATTTAGAACCTTAACATTTTGGACAAGCCCATTGTATGACTCGATCAGATATCCGTGATCACGTGCTATGGTGAGACAGTTCTCAATTGTGATACTATCAATGACGCCATGGATATCAAATCCATTTGCAATGTTTGCTCCTGTCACAACGCCAATGCCAGATACTTTTGAACCAGATGACCCTGTTTTGAAATAAATTCCACCACCACGTAATACCGTTCCTTCCGCTAAGTCTCCGGAATCATATACTGGCTTCACTCCAGCCAAATTAATTTTCTTGGAAATCACGATAGAATTTGAAAGCGCGTAATTACCAGACGGAAAAAAGAAGGTATCCCCATCCGCAGCGTTAGCGATCATACTGTTGATCGCTGCTAAATCATCAGTTGAACCGTCGCCTTTAACTCCAAAAGCTTTAACGTTTTTACTGCGTGCATCAACACCAGCATCAAGACGATCACCCAGTGCTGGATAAGCGTTAGCGCCACTGGGTGTGCGTGCATTGATTACTTCTGTCAGCAAAGTTCCGCCCGGGTCAATGGATTCAATGATCTCTTTATTTGCATTGACAAAATCTTGCCAAGAAGAATGAGCGTTATTAACCCACTGGTTGTATTGACTGATGATGTCGTTAAGATTTGACACCCAGTCTTTTGCGCCCTCCTGAGTCATATCTGCTGCCTTTTCGACAACAAAAACAACATTGAAAGTTGATTGAGCACCAGAAGAATCTGAGAAACTAAAATACGCAATCTGAATTTTGCCATCGACAGATCCCAATTGGCTTGGTACTTGATAAGTGAATTCACCGCCAGAATCATTAACGATATTGAATCCGGTGCTGTCAGCAATTACTGCTTGGCCATCAGCGGTGTTTGCCATGAATGACGGTGTAAGGCCGCTAAGCGACACTGGAGATCCATTATCCATCAGCGTAGCATCAATCACCACAGCACCTGTTTTATCCCCTTGCCGTAGCAATACAGGTTCAGGTGCGATGGCATTCTTTGAATCAAGAGTTACTTTGTACGTTCTGATTGCCATTGGGTATCAGTCCCTCCATTTTTTCCAAATCTTTGTAAGTGTCTTTTGTATCAACGAGGCGCTGATCCTCAAATCCTCGGCGCTTGCCTTTGAGTTCCCATCCAAATGCTGAATCAGGGCTGTCTGACGACACAATGAAGTAGTCCTTGCCACGTTCTGACACCCAGAAGCGCGCATCACTATATGCTGTCAAGAACACTTGGTAAGGTTTATCCGTGTTAATCAAATCAAAAACGAGCGGATCAATGTCCACTCGCACTGTTTTATCATCACCGGTTTTGCTTTCGCCAATATCCCCGACATAGTTTTCTGCCAGTTCATATGCAGGCGTGGCACGAATACCATCACGGGTAATCTGCGCAGCGTTTTTTGACCCATTATAGACGGTGAAGTTTCCCCAAACTGCCAATCCAGAACCGGTTAACTCAAACTGGGCAAGCCGGCCACCGTCAGCACTCATGTCAATTTTTGAATCATGTTCTATCCACATTGATCCTGACTGCTTGCTGACAAGTGGAGACATCAGTGAACCATACAGATTGTATTGCCTGTTTTCCGCTGTTGCGGTTGCTGGCAGTTGAAAGACCGGCAGACTTCCGCCAGTGCTTGATCCCTGGTTGATGCTAAAGATAGACCCTGGCTGATTCCAAATTGCGAATCCATTGGGTTCCCCTGTTGCACCATCTGCTGTTGCAGTAAGCGTACCGAACTCGAAATCATCTTTGCTGAACTTAATTTCTCCATTGTGAAGCTCCATGCCAAATCCGTTGGTACTTGCCGTTTTAAAAGCCACCCCAGAAATGAGGTTGCCAACAATTCGTTCAGCAACAACGCCATCAGCAGTGATAGCGCTTTTGAATGTTTGGCCTCCGTCCGTAGATACACCAATGCCGGCACTGTTTAGAATCACAACTTTGTTGGAGTCTGATTTGTCTACAGCAATAATCCCCTGGTCTGTGAAGTTGATCTGTGTTCGTGCCGCGAGAAGACTGTTTGTCGCAAGCTGGACTTGAGATGTTAGCCATTCATTAGGCACTGGTATTTTACCAGCAGCTACGTTAGACAATGTTGATTGCGATGTCTTCTGCTGTTCAGCAAAGGATAAGCTACCACATTCAACTTCCGTTTTGGTTCGTGTGCCGCGGACGTCGTAATCGCTGGTTACTTTGATGATTCGAACCTTGTCACTAAAATTAAGGCTCTCATCAATCACTGTGATGTAGTCACCGGGGTTTGCCATCGCATATTTGTAGCCGACAGATTGCAAGTCAACAAGATTAAGTGTGAGTGAGATAGCCCAGCTCTTGTCGACTTTCTCCTTCACAGCGGTTAGCAAGTTGTCAGCAATCGTGTAGCGCTCATCAGCAACCGGAACTGCTTCAATTGCGCCAAACTTTGGATAATAGTAGTCATATAGCGGTGATTTGTACTCAACTTCTAGGCGCGGGCTTGTGGTGTCATCAGGGTTACTGTACGCACCATATCCGCGGCCATAGGTGGCAAAGTTTGTGTTGTCAGTCTGAATCTCTGCTGTATCCAGATTGAACTTCTTACGAACGATGGTAGATAGATCAGACCCCATTGCTGGCACAATATGAACCGCTTTGCCCTCAACAGAGAACTCAACGTTTGCTTGATCAATAATGTCGTTTAACAGTGACAGACGGTCACTCATGCCCCAGTCTTGCTTCTCAAAAGCCGCAACCGAGGCTGTGTTGTCATACGTATACCCCGTGCCAGCAAACAAAGCGTCAAGATAGCTGGCAAACGGGTGTGATCCATTCCATTTTTCATAAAAGCCTGTCTTGCTCATCTTGTAGAAGAATGCCTGAACCGCGCTGAATGCCACCGTGTTCTCTTTATCGTTCTTCGTGTATGTGACAACAACGTATTCTTCATCAAGAAACGTTAGCGTCCAGCCTTTGGCAATGTTTGCCTTAACATCTTGGCCAAAATAGATTGTCCCAGATAGTGATTTCTCACCATTCACCGCATCGGTTTTCTCAATCTCGCACTGGGCTTGATATTCATTGTTTTCAACGTCTGTGAATGTAATCAATAATCACGCCTCCTATGCGTATAGATTTTGGAAACCAAGAATCCGGACTGTGCCCGGTACATTGCAAGTGATTTGGTTAGGCTTATCCGGTTGCAAAATAAAATAAGCCTTGTTCGTCTTGCTGACGATGCTAAGCCCATTTTGCGTGTAACTAAATCCATTCAGCAAGATTACATCACCAGCGGCAACAGCATTGCTAGAAGTAACCTCAGTATCATCTATTTTGAACGACAATGAAGATGCCGACCCAGTCGCAGTCAACTGAACAGTGAATCCTTGCTCGAGTTGATTGCATGGAACAGTCCCTCGGTATGGGACATTGCTGACAACATCAATATCATTAGGCGGTGTTTCACCATACGGCAGCTTCATCGTTTTGAACTCAGCTGTCAGTTTGTACAGTAATGTACCGTTAACGTTACCAACCAGCTCCATCTCGGGCGCTTCGGTATAGACGAGGAACCGCTTGTGTGACGGATAGTCGCTCAGCTTGTCATAGTATCCTCCAGACGTCTGTCCGGGCCGTTCCATAGCCACGCTGGGCGTTGTTTTGAGCTGGGTAATGTAATACCCGTCAGGATCAGAAAGCAGCGCATACAGCTTTTCACGAAGCATTTCTTCTTCGTCCATGTCGTCAGCACGATAGTAACCGGTAATATTGATTGTTTTATCTGTGTGCCATCCTCCAAAATCAATGTTACCGTTGCGCTGATCGAGCTGCTTGCTGTTTCGAGTGACAGATGGTGCTGACTCCTCGAAATCAGTTATTAGCACCTTGTATTGGCTTAGGTAGTATCGGCTACCATCAAGCTTTTCAACTAATAGATCCATATACTACCCTCCAATCGGCCGGAAGTAACTACTGATGGCTGCGTCATTAGCGTCCGCTTCTTTGACCATGCTATTAATGCCGTTCTTGTCAACATTGTTTTGGACGTAGATGTTTGGCGTGATTCGTTCGCTTGCATCAATAGACTGAGTGACGTCTCCAGAAGTGAACTGTGCTCCAGCACTAGACAAGTTGCTGATATTTGCCGACATATTGTCAGAAATATCGCTTGCCATGCCAGAAACCGTCTTCTGAACAGCTCCAAATGACTTTTGCAAGCCTTGATTCAAGCCGCCCATGATTGCATTACCAGCAGGTATTAACAGCTTGGCATCATAGCTAATAGGCCCTTTGTGCTTGCGAATCCAAGAAGCAATCCCACCGACAAAGTCCTGAACCTTACCCCATGCTGCCTTCAAGCCGCTAAAGAAGCTGTCCATGATAGCACGTCCAGCATCTAGCAAATTGAAGTGCATTAATGCATTGAAGCCTTTTTTGATACCATTGACGACATTTGAGACGATATTAGTAAACCCATTCCAAATGTTTCTGGCTCCATTGACAATGTTAGTAGCAGCGTTTATTACGGTTGACTTGATGTTGTTCCATGCTGACGAGAAGAATGAAGTGATACCATTCCACAACCCAGAGAAGAATCCTGGCAAAGCATTCCAAATGTTTTTAGCTGTGCTTACGGTGCCATTCCACAACCCAGATAGAAATGAAACGACACTATTCCAAATAGACTCAGCGGTGGAGACAATGCCATTCCACAAGCCACTGAAGAATGAACCGAGGGCGTTCCATATTGCAGAAGCGCCCGAAACAATGCCATTCCAGACTGCTTCGATAACAGACGTGAATAGATTCCATGCCGTTTGGGCATAGGTAACAATGCCGTTCCAAATACCGCTAAAGAATTGAACTAATCCCGTCCAAATTTGACCAGCGGCAGAGACAATGTTGTTCCAAATCAATTGAAGGTCTGAACTCAGGTTATTCCAGCCGCCACTAATGAAGTCAAGAATGATTAGAATTGGCCCCATAATTACTGACTTAAGCAGGTTCCAAACACCTTTTGCGATATTAACAATTCCGTTCCAAATCGAAGTTAGAGCTGGTCCGAAAGTATTCCAGATGTTAGTTGCCACGGATACAATGCCATTCCATAACCCGGAGAAGAATGAACTGATTACACCCCATACAGAAGTAGCAATATTGACAATGCCGTTCCAGATTCCAGAAAGAAATGACGTTAACCCGTTCCATGCACTTGTGGCACCATTAACAATGCCCGTCCATAAATTACTGAAGAACGTGGTTACTGAATTCCAGCCATTTTGCACACCTTTCGCAGCACTATTGAATGTTTGAGTAATTCCGCTCCATAATCCGCTAAAGAATGAAGCAAGACCATTCCACATGCTCTTTAGGCCAGAAACAAATTCAGACCAGATCTTTTGTCCAGTTTTTGTTTTGGTGAAAAAGTATGCAAGCCCCGCAACGACTGCAGCAATAGCAGCAACTAGTAGTACCCATGGATTTGCCGCTGAAACGGCTTGAAGAACCTTTTGTGCCGCCGCAGCAAGCTTACTATTCTGAGCCATTAAGCTAAGTCCTGCCGCAGCGTCCTTGCTACCAGATACAATTCTGGTGAGTAATCCGCCCACTTCCAAAGCATTTCCAAAAGCAGAAAATGCGTTTTTTGCAACTCCTACCACGGTAATGACGCTTTTAAATGCTGATACCGATGCTACTAACGGCAAGAGCCAATCTTTATTTTGACCTACCCAAGCAACAATTGATTTCAGAGTGTTGAAAATAGACTTAGCTACTGGTGTAAATGACTTGATTGCTTGAGAAGCGATCGCCATTCCTGCAGTGACTGCGCTTGATGCTTGTTTTATCCAGCCCGAAATGTTAGTCCCAGTAACAGATTTAATGAAATTATCAATCACCGTCAGCATGTTTGCAGACCCGCGCACAACGGCAGTCTTTAAGTTTGCGAAAGATGATGAAATACCAGCTGTAGAATCAAGGGCAATCTTGTGAAGTGACTGCATTCCACCGCCCCCATTTTTGTCCATGTTGATCAATGCTTCAGAAAATTGATCAGCACTAACTTTTCCGTTCGACAGAGCGTCTTTCAGTTGTCCGGAAGTCATTCCCATTGACTTTGCTAACGCTTTTAGGGCGGGACCCATGCCATCATTAATCATTGAATTCCAAGTGGCTGCAGTAATTGTGCCACTCGACAAGTCTTGCGATAATTGCTGAACTGCAGAGCTCGCTTGTGCTGAAGAACCACCAAAACCTAATACCGCATCATTGACAGCACTGAACACTTTTTGTCCTTTTTGCACATCACCAGTTGATGCAGCCATTAATTCCATTCCTTGAACAGCTTGGTCCAGACTGGTTGGAAGCCCCATGATTGAATCGTTAAGGCCGCTCATCGCTTTTTTGGTGTCTGTAGTAGCGAACCCCATATTTTTAAAAGTACGATTGGCGTTGTTTAGTGTATCGAAACGGCTGACAATTGATGTTGTCATAGATCCCATTGTCTGCAGGGCTTTTGTGACAACTCCAGCACCAATTCCGGCCAAAGCTCCCATTTTAAGAAATGATTTCCCACCACCTAAAACGGAACTGGAAGCACTATCTGTGGCGCTTGCGGTCTCACCTTTTAATTGTTTCATTGCACTCTGATATCCGCCAATATCAGCAGTGAATGATGCGACAACGTTTGCCATTAGCTACCACCTCCAAATGCAGCATTGAGTTTCCTAATCATTTCTACATCAGGCTTTCTTACAGTCCCGTTGCCATTGCGATTGATTATCTTTTGTTCGGCCTTATCAATATTCTTGTATCCAGTTTTAACGGATCGTTTAGGATTCTTAGCATTCTGGACATTGGCAATATTAACGGCAAGTTCCATCAAATCGCGGCGCATATCGACATCACGCAAAAAAGACCCTTCTAAGACTGAACGAGCCTCCCAAAAATATAACCGAAAAGGCATATCAGGATCATATATTCCATGACGAGCAAAGTCAGTTAAGAGAGACTCTTCTTGACTTCTTCCAGGGTATCTTTCAGCAGTGCCTTCTTGCCCTTTTCCTCTGCCGTCATGTCTTTCTTTTCCATCAGCGAGATTCCGTATTTCTCGTTCAATTTCAGCCATTGTTTCATCTCGCGTCGGAAAAAAGCCGACTTGTGCAATTCCTCAACCACTTCATCATAAAAGGCATCAGGATCTGGCTGTTCATCAATTGCAGAAATAATATCTGCATCAGTGTATTTTTCTGGCAACATCGCCTTAATTGCATTAAATAATGCTGTCACATCACCAGTTACAAAACCTAACCAAATGCTACTTGCACCATCATTTGCGTTTGGCTGTGAACTAAATAATTTGTTAGCTCGAAATAGTGCCTTAAAATTAAACTTTAATTCGACTTTTTCGTTCTTTACTTGAATTTCTAACATGAATATCCTCCTGAATTGTCGTCTCAGATCGGCCGTAGCCTACTCGTCTCTGTGTGCGATTAATTAAGCGTGAGAAGTGGTTGTGGTTGTAGTAACACTGGCGTCTGCGAACTCGCCCTCCTTTTCACCCGGGCGTTCGTAGTCGTACAGTTCCTGAAGTGCGGCTACTTGTTCATCGGACAGTGGAAATGTGCCTTCGACCAGCTTGCCGATGATGTTGATGGTGTAATCAATTTCGGAGAAGCTGTCTTCGTCCGAAATGTCCGCACTGTCAATAACGCCATAGCCAAACATAGCTGGATAAGCCTTATGGTCTCCCTCAACAACGGCAACGCGTGGATCAACAACAACGCGCCATACTTTGACCTGATGGTCGTTGTGCTTGGCGTCGATAATGATGTCATTGGCTTTATCGCCTGGCACCATGTAGCTAGTCAACTCAATGCTATCTTCGTTGGTCGAAGCAGCGATTACCCGTCCCATCTTGGTCTGTTCGTCCAGAGAATCACCTTCGATGCTAGTGTCTCCTGACTCCTGATGCGCTGGTAGAACTGCTTTGCTTCCGACTGGTGCTACCGCTGGGTTTGTTGACTGGAGAAAGTACCAGACGTCCTTACCACGAACGGGAGTATCTTTTACATATTCAATTCCGTTATCAATTGGATCTGCCATAATCAATAATCTCCTTCTAGAGTAATGAGAAGCATGCAGCGACGTAATGGTGTGCTATCGCCCATGCTTGTGTCGATTGAATTTGATGCCGTTAATGACTTCCATCGTGTCACTTTGCTAAGCGACCATTTCACCTTGCGAACGAAGTCCTCCCACTCAGCCGGTGGAGTGTCGATACTGTCGTAGATGTCAATCTGCTGGCTAACGCTAGATAGTGTCCCCGTCTTAGATGACATGTCAGCATCAACGTGAACGTTCACAAAAACTAATGGCAATGCGCTCTTAGCGTCCGGCTGAACGAACACAGGATTAAGATCATCGGCAGTCAATTGTGTTTGAACATCTTCGTACCATTGAGAGAGTGTCATTTGAACGTGGCTGCCTCCTTCAATTTGTCCATTGTCGTTTTGATGAACACTGACTGCCCAGCAGATACGGCCGGCCGAATGAATGGTTCTGCTGACATTTTGTAGGTTCCAAACTCAACAAATGATGAATAGTCAGCCTTGGCATCAATCGTGCCAGTAACTGACGAGGCCGTTCTTTGAATGGGATCAACGCTGATATTGTTTGCCATGAACCCCGTTCGTTTTGGCGCAATCTGTTTTGCCTTTGCCTGAACTTGACCGGTGGTTGTTTTCATCGCTGAAGCAGCAGCATCAATCGTTGCTTCAGCAGTAGCGCCTAGTTCTTCCATCAATTTGTCGAGCCCTGACCATGTGACATTGGTATTAGCCATTGCTTGCACCTCCAGACACGATGAATACAGTTGACTTGCGATTTACGAATGTCTTGTTGATTGTCCACTTGACTCCATCAAGCTCGATCTCGTTCACAGGCAATGTAGGATTCTTGACGTGAATCTCATAGGCCATAGTGTTCACAAGTCCGTATACAGACAGCTCTTGTGCACTGGTGATTGGGATTGTCAGGCAAGTGACCGTCTCACGAGTCTCTGTCGGCCTATCATACAATGGATCCGCCGGTGGTGACTTCCGGATTAGTGTGATTCGATTGTTGTATCTCATACGAACCTCATCCCCGGTCTTCGGCTTTGTGATGACTCACGATAGACGTCAAGGCCGTCAGCGTACTTAGACAAGTCAATGGCTTCCCATGTGTTGGATACGTTGCCTTCGGTGCCGCTTTGCTTGCCTTCATCACCAATACGGTTGTACATCTTCACCACAATGTCCTTGATTACCCATGTAACAGCAGTTGGCACTGTCTGGTTGACTACACCATCTTGGTTGATATAAGCCAACACGCGAGCATTTACATCACTAATAAGGTCATTTAGCAATTCATCTTGTAACGTGTCGGTCAAACCGATGCGAAGTTTCACACTTTTCAAAACATCTGCGTTTGTATCTGAATCAGCCATCATTTCACCGCCTTTACTACTTGCACATACTTGTATGAGCACTTCGACTTGTCGACGAAACTCAAATCATCTTCAAATGGCGTGTGATTAACGTACTTGCCTTTGAAGAACAAGCGTTTGTCATTCACTGTCACACCAGCATTGTGCATGATCTTGGTTTCATTCCATCGCTTGACTGGATCAGTAGCCCAACAAAAGTTGAGTTCATCACTGATTACAGGCCCGATGTTGAAATACATCATGTTCCATAACTGTGACCACATTTCTGCAGTCCATTTTTGGATATTGCTATCGACTGTTTGCAGGTATTGCCACAGTCGGTTGCTGTCGGTATACACCTTGCGCCAGTATTCTGCTGACGGGTGACTGATGATCCATTGAGCACCGCCTGAGTTGTGGTTGATCGTTTTAAGCGATGCCAACGTGACTCCGACAATGTCAGCCATGTGTTTCAGGATTTCTTCTCCGTGTTCGCACTGCTTAATATAGTCAATGCTGATGTAGCTCAACGTATTACTGCACAACCAACGATCAGGATTTGCTTTTAGCTTGCGAAAGTCTGGACGTTTTCGGAAGATGACATCACTGTCGAAGTAGAAATAGTCCTCATTCTCACGCTCAGGGTCTTCTGCAAGATATTGCCACCAAAGCCAAGGCTTCACAGATGGGATATATTGCTTGTCTGAGCGCTTGTCGGTGTACGTGTGTACTTCTACTCCATATTTGCTTGCAAGCGTTTCTGGCACCTTATAATCATGCATAGTGAAGAGCAAAACGACATCTTTCATGTCAAACCCGACACTTCGCAGATTGGTTAGGCAGACTTCCAACTCCCACTCAAATCTCTTAATAGCGGGTTGACACAAAATAAGCTTCATTCTGTCCTCCAATCAGCCGCCCGGTCTCCCGTACTGTCCTATTTCGATAGGCGACTTAGATCAATTAATTAAGCGTGTGAGGTGGTAGTCGTAGTGGTCGGCGCCACAGTCGAAGTCGTGGTAGTTGCTAACGTCCCAGCAGTGAAGATTGCCTGACGGTTGTCATCGCTGATCCACTGGCCTGCCTTACCAGCACCTTGCAAAGCAACGCCCGCAAAGTTCTCGGATTGAATCGTCCGAACAACGTTGATGCCGGTAAATGCACGGCCAATGTTGTCAGGCGAGAAGATGATGGCCTTACCAGCCATGTAACGGGTAGGCGTCTTGGTAACAACGATGTCACGGAAACGAACAATGCCGTTTTCATCAATGTTCACAGCGGAACCTTTGTAGCTGGTTACCAACTGATGATCGATGATTGCGTTGTAAACCTCGGCAGTCACGTATGCACGAACTGGGACAACGACTTCAAGATCCGTGTAGCGTTCGGACGCCGCTTCGAATACCTTGTTGACATCATCAACCGCACCAAGATCAGCCGCAGCACTAGCAACCAAATAAGCGCCAAGCTTGCCGTTGAACAGCCGCGTCTTAGCCTGTGCTTGCAAGTTCAGGCGATCAGCAACAGCAGCATTCAAATCGTTGTTGACAGTGAGCTGGTCGATACCTTCGTTGAAACTCCAGCCGAAGGAATACGGTACATCGATGTCGCCATAGATAATTTCCTTCATTGGCCCGAATCGGTTGGAATTGCTAGTGCCGGAGCCAAACGCAACGTTAGGGTCAGTGTTGTAGGTTCCAACAGCAACAGGCACATCATTTGCCTTAACACTGAACGCAATTGCGTTATTTTGAACGCTATCGAGTGCTTGCAGTGCACCGAATGTCGGGGTGAATGTACTTTGCACACCGAAGACGGTTTGCATCAAGCCAATAAACTGTTTCTGATAGAGGCGTACTGGTAAATCGTTATTTTCTGTAGCCATGATTAGCTACCTCCTATTTATTTTTGTATTGTGCCATGATTTTCTTGAATGGATCGTCAGCACCATCAAGGGCAGAAGCACCATTCTTAGGTGGGTCGGTTTGCAACTTAGATTCAACCTGCTTGTTGACCGTCTCTTGAATAGACTTGCCGAGTGTTTCAACAGCCGACTTGATCTTGTCTGCATCACCCAAAGCAACCAACGAATCGGCCAGTTCACCGGGCAATCCCTTATCGACCAACAGTGACTTGGTACTTGCAGATAATTCACGCTGATTGAGTTCAGCCTCACGCTTGTCCAAGGCCGCTTGACGTTGTTTTTCCAGTTCTTGTGCCTTCTCATCGGCCGACATCTTAGCCAGCCGTGCGCCCTCACTCTTGGCATCTTCGAGCGCCTTAGCCTGTTCTGCTTCCCACTTAGCCTTAGCTGTTTCCAGCGCCTTAGCTGCACGTTTATCGGCTTCACTATCTAGCTGAGCCTGCGTATATGTGGTAGGTGCCTGAGTGGTGGCTTCGGTTGTCTCGACTTCTTCTTGAGTTTGTGTTTCTTCTGCCATGATGGTTCCTCCTGTTTAGCCCAAAACAAATAGACGTGCTAAATGACCCCAGCCACGCCATAAGGCCCAGCCACGGTCACACGTCCTTCACTTCACGCTTTATTTTTGAGTAGTTTAGGGACTTGCTCGGGTCACGAGATTAGAAACTATATTCTTGCTTGATGTCGTCTAGCCCATGTACTTTGGCTACGAGCTTCACATCAACCCTTGTAAAGTCGTCAACTTTTGAGTCAATCTTCATGTCGGTAATCCCGTCAATGCGCGCCCCGTTCAGATAAGGACCGTCTTCCTTGAACTCGATGAACGCAGCACGAGGCCCTTTTGGCAATTCTACACTGGCGATGCGTTTATCTAATCCTTCATGCACGTTGTATGCGCTAAGGATAGCCGCAGCTAGCTCATGGTCTTTGATTGAATTTGCTTCTGCTGATAATTCAAGAAGCCGTTTCTTGATGCCTTCACGTGCTTTCAATTCTTCATTAATCATTTCATTTCCTCCTTGGCCTCTTTGAAGGTCTTCTTTAGCTTTGGAAACTGGATTGCAATCCAATCAACAATTTCTTCGTTTCGAGCCCAGTCAGTATTGCTGTCAAGACCTGATTCGTGTAGAAAAGCATGCACAATCTCATGGCGAAGCACCTGCCTAAAGTAAGTATCCATGTCTTCCCAATTGCGCGGGCCCTTTTTGAGCTCCTCAATGATTATTTTCTTTGTGGTAAAGTCTGTGAATCCGTCTGCTTCTTCAAGAAGCGGATAGTCTTTTCTGTTCTGATTAACGAGTACCTTATATTCAATGCCTAGAACGTCAACTTTGAAGTTTTCCATTTGTCCTCCTAATCATCGTCTACTTCATCACCGGTATCATAAGCAGCCCATGAGCAAAGACAGTTGGGGTGAGCTGGTATCATACCCTCAGCTTGCTTCAACGTGTATACTTCTCCGCTGTGTTGCAAGCAAATGTCACATGCGCCGGAGTTGATGACCCATACAACCTTTTTATATCCGGCCTCACGAGCGTTCACAATGCTTTGGTGTGCCATGACACGATCACTCTCGGTTCTGATGATACGGTCCGACTGATACTTCATTACGTCAAACTTCTTGCGAAGCGCAGGGCTTTGTGTAATCGGATTGCTGTGCGTCAGCAACGCATTCTTCATCATCTTTGCCAGATCATTGCGCAAGGCGTCCTGATTCGACCAGATGCGATCGCTCCATGTCGCACCATCAAGCAACTGATCAACGATTGAAGTATCTGCTTTGATATTCTTGCCGTATATTGATGATCCGAGTTTGGCCGTTTCCTCAACTAGACTGCCTAGCGATGATCCAATGTACCGAACTACCGAAATGGCCACGGCCGTTGAATAAACATAGGCAGCATATGACAGCAGTTCATCATTGTTAGCGACTGATTTCTGCTTAACGCCTGCTGACTGAGCATCTCGATCAAGCTGTTCTTTCAACTCGGGATCGTAATACCGCGAATCATCAGCGTGTGTGTAGTCTTCGTGTTTCTCATTGAATGCATACCAGAATGCCATGAACGCTGCTGTGTATTTGGCAACATCACTTGCTATCTGGCGGTGTTGCTTGTCCTGCTTGTCCGCGAACGCCTTGATCCGTTCCTTCGGTGTCTGTGTCATTGTTCGTCAAATCCTCGCTGTACTCACTGTCTGCTCGTTGTTTGGCAATCATATCGGTAATCTCTTGTGGATCAGTGACGCCTGGTGCAAATCTGTACAAGTATTCTTGTGGCAGTGTCGCACCCGCAGCAACAAGCGCCTGAATTTGCGTAATGTCGTCTGTTGGCAAGTTGTCTCGGAAGGTGAACTGAATCGTATTAGGGTCTGTCTTCATTCCGCCTGACACGCTTTGATCCAATGCATAGATGATTGAATATCGCTGATACAATGACTTCTCAAACATTCTCCGCTTGATTGCCGCCAATTCGACAGTGCCAAGCAACTTGTATTTCATTGCTACGCCAGAAACATTGGCCGCAAAATTGCTGTCAGTCAGGTCTGGCGTATGGCTGAACTTGTGAATATCATCAGCAACACGTTTCTTGTACGCTTCGGTGCCACTGACGTCATACTCTTTGTTGATGTATTTTGCGTCAACGCTCGTCTGTTGGCCGTTTGCTGTCATTCGAGACTTTAGCAGCAGCATGTTGGCGTCTTTTTGTTCCTTGATCAGCTCTAGCTTGTCCTTAGCCAGCGTCTTCATTGCTTCGGGATCGTTGGGGTCAATACCGCTTAGAAGCGTGCTACCGTTGAATAAGGCATCAATGTCGCCTGTGATGACCAATAGCGCATCATTCAAGTCTGTCATGTAGTTAGCAGTATCAGACTGTGCCGAATCGTACAGGTCAATCAGTGAGATCACGTGTTCGAAGTCGCCAGTGCGGAATCGGTTGTTGTCATACTCAACTACTGGGAACACACGAATGATTTCACTGTGATCTAAGTACATTGCGCCACCAACCGTGGTTGGCTTGTATACGTCATGCCTGGTTGCTGTCCACGTTTCTGGCATGATGTCGATGATTGTCTTGTTGTTATCATCAACCAACTCCACCGAGTGATAGCGGACAGCCATGATTGGTTGCGGATCAACATCAAGCGAGTAGATAACGAACGTGTCAAGCGGGTCCAAACGAACGCAGTGCTCGATCGAGTCACTACCGTAGTAAACATACTCGTATGCACGTCCATATCGCGTCATGTCAAGGAACAGATCATAGTTGAGCGCGTCTAGGTCGTTCACCCGTGTAATCTGGTCAAGCCGCTTGTCATCATCATCAAGCTTCACATTCACCGGATTACCAACAGAATATGCAGTCTGGAAATCAGCAATGTACTTACCGAATGAATGAACGGCTCGATGGTCTGACTTTCCAGTCTCAATACGTCGAGACTGTGGCTGTAGAATGCCTTCATTCTGGCCTTTGTAATACCGGTCAAGTTTTTTTAGCCGCGGAAGCTGATATTCGTGATGGTGGAAAATGAACTTCATGATCCGATCCGGAGTGAGGTTCGTAATGTCTTCTTGATACAGTAAGTTTGATTCTTCAAATGGATCCATCATGTCACCTCAATCCTAGATTTTTGATTGTCTGAATACGTTCTTGATTGCTCATATAATGGCCAGCAGTTCTGAACATGAACGGTTCCATCGCATACCGTAATGCATCAATCGCATGGTTATTAGCATCGACTGGCGTGTTCGTCC